AAAACTGATTTAATTCAGAATGAACCAATACAATTGAGATTAGGACCTGAATTGTACGAAAGAATAAGAATGTTGATGCCGGATGAGATGTTTGAAGAAGACAACAAAGGTTTAATGCCTTGGTTTGAAATAGTATTATATCGAAAGTCAGCTAGAGAGTTTTTAAATATAATATCATATGTTGTTAGTGATGACCAAAACAAAAATAAATTAGCAACAAATGAATTTGAAAATATATTGAAAGAAGCAAAACGATTAAGGAGTAATAGTAATAATTAATTGTTTTAATAAGTAAAAAGGTGGTTATTTAACCACCTTTTTTTTGTTTATACTATTTATAAATAAAAGGTTTTATGAATAGTAAATTAGAACAATTAAAAGAGTATGCAAAAATATTAAAAGATACACCATACGCATTAAAGACATATTTACAAACATATGATAACACACAAAAAAAATATGTTCCATTAGAATTGTTCAGTGATCAGATACAATTAATTAAAGATTATGAACAATATAATGAAAATATAACAAAAAAATATCGACAAGCAGGTGTGTCTACAGTAACCGCAGCATGGATTTCAAAAAAATTACAATTTGCTAGACCTGAAAATCCTGAAAAAGTTCTAGTTATTGCCAATAAAAGAGATACTGCGATTGAAATGGCAAATAAAATTAGAGGATTCCTAGACCAATGGCCAGAATGGTTAAATGTTGGCTTTGACCCAAATAAAAATTCAGAAAGTAGATTTAAATTAAATAATGGTTGTGAAGTAAAAGCTGTTGCTACTTCTAATGACGCACTACGTGGTTATACACCAACTATATTAGTTTTTGATGAGGCAGCATATATTGAAGCTGGTGATGATTTCTGGGCAGCATCAATGGCATCATTAAGCACCGGTGGTAAAATTATATTAATTTCAACACCAAACGGTTTTGACCAAATTTATTATGGTGTTTATGAACAAGCTGTTAGAGGTATTAATGACTTCCATATAACAGATTTAAGATGGTTTAAAGACCCACGTTATACTAAAGATTTAAAATGGTTAAAAGTTAATGATCTTGTTCATTATATGTTAAATAGAAATGAATATAACGATGTAGATATAACTTTAAATGACCCTGAATATAATATTGATAAATACGAAGAATATCTTAAAATGGGCTACAAACCATATTCAACTTGGTATGAAGGTATGGCCAAAAAGTTTAAATATGATAAGCGGAAAGTGGCGCAAGAAGTTGAGTGTGATTTTTTAGGTTCTGGTGATAGTGTTATTCCAAGCGATATAATGCAAAATATATCCAAAAATATGGTTGAAGACCCAAAAGAAAAATATATGCAAGGTACTTTATGGCAATGGAAAGAACCAGTTGAAGGTCATAGATATTTGTTGGGATGTTTACCGCCAGGCGAAAAAGTTTTAACTGATGATGGTTTGGTAAACATTGAAAATGTTGACATTAATCATAATTTAGTTGATGATTTAGGTAATTATACTAAAATTATAAATAAACAAATATATGATGTTATTGATGAAGATATTTACGAATTTAAGGTAGATAATACATTTAGAACCACAAAATTTACTAAAGAACACCCTATATATGTTAGTTCACCAATATTAAAACGTAATTATAAAAAAAATGATCCGTATATGGAGTTCAATAAAAGATATTGGGAATTTGATTTTAAATTTAAAAAGTCATCTGAAATTTGTATTGGGGATTGGATAAAATATCCTAACATATATAAAAAAGATTTGACATTTGATATTAATGAAAAATGGCTTCAAGGTGAAAAAGTTAGAAAAGATTTTTTAATTGAATCACCTTTATCAAATAAGGATTTTTGGTGGTTTATTGGATTTTGGCTTGGTGATGGATGGATAAGTAAAAACAAATATAGTCATACTATTAGTTTATGTTTTAATAAAAATGAAAAATATTACCTAGATAAAGCTATCGAAATTGTAACTATATTATTTAAACGTAAACCAACATTTATAAATAAAGAAAATGTTTATGAAATAATATTTAACTCAAAAGAACTTTACCATTTTTTATTTGAAAATTTTGGTAAATATTCATATGGTAAAAAAATTAGCGAATGGGTTAAGTATATCCCATTAGAATATAAAAAAGAATTAATTACAGGTTATTTAGGTAGTGATGGCTGTTGGTTAAAAACAACGAAAAATGGGAAAATAAATTCTAAAATTACATTCACATCTATTAATTTAGAATTATTAGAATCTATTCAGGATATATTATTTTCAATTGGGATTATTTCAAATTTAAACAAATTACGTGATGCTAAAGAAAGTATTATACGTGGAAACATTATAAAACAAAAAATCGCATATAGTTTAAATTTAGCTAATCATGATAGTTTAGAATTAATTAAATTATTAAACAATAAAGAAGATTTTAAATTAAATAGATTCAAAATAAGTGAATTTTCCACAATTAATGAAAGAGTAATTTCTTCATGTCATTTCGACGAAAACAAAGATTTTATTTATTTTAGAATTAAAAATATAATTAAAAGTAAATACACTGGTCCGGTCTATAATTTTGAAACTGAATCACATACCTTTATGTGTCACCACATTACAACACATAATTGTGATGTTAGTAGAGGTGATAGTGATGACTTTTCATCTTTTAATATTATTGATTTCGATACTAGAGAACAGGTTGTTGAATATATTGGTAAAATGCCACCTGACGACTTAGCATCAGTAATATATAGATGGGGGACATTATACAACGCATTTATAGTTGTTGATATTACTGGTGGTATGGGTGTTGCAACATCAAGAAAATTGCAAGAATTAAATTACCGTAACACTTTTATTGATGGTATTAATACAAAAAATATATGGGAATATAATTCAAAAGCATTAGAAAAAATTCCAGGTATTAATTTTAACAATAAAAGAGTTCAAATTATCGCAACATTTGAAGAATATTTAAGACATGGTTTTATTGTTCGTTCTGCTAGGTTATTAAATGAATTAAACACTTTTGTATATATAAATGGTAGAGCAGACCACATGAAAGGTGCACATGATGATAGTATTATGAGTATAGCTATTGCTATGTACGCTGGTGAAATATCCTTTACTAGTTTACAAAAAGCTGAGGCACAAAATAAAGCAATGTTAGAATCATGGACAGTTTCAGAAAGAACTTATGAAGCAGATACTTCACATTATTCTTATGGTTCAACCATGGATAGTATTGGTTCAATGTCATTTGGTGGGACGAGTGATATGATTAAACATGGTCCAAATAAATCACAATATAAAGAATATTCATGGTTATTTGGTAAAATGAAATAGTATTTAAAAAAAACAAATAATTATATATATTAATGAAAAAATAAATATGAGTAAAAATGATTTAACTGTCTTTCAACGATTAACGAAAGTTTTTGGTTTTGATGATGGTCAAAATAAAAGAAATAGGTCTTTCAATTTTTCAAAAGAAAATTTATTAAAAACTGATGATCCAGCTGAATTTGAAAAAGCCAAATTACAAGCACAACAATCATCGTACCTACATGATAAATGGGCAAAATTAGATAGTAGTTTATATAATCAATCAGTGTATTATGAACCGAATAGATTAGCAGCTTATTATGATTATGAATCAATGGAATTTACACCAGAAATATCGGCAGCATTAGATATATATTCAGAAGAATCAACAACTGTAACTGAAAGTGGTGCAATTTTAAATATTTATTCTGAATCTAAAAGAGTAAAATCTATTCTAACTGATTTATTCGAAAATAAATTAGATATCAATACTAATTTACAAATGTGGGCTAGAAACCTTTGTAAATATGGTGATAATTTTGTTTATCTAAAAAGTGATCCTGAACATGGTATCATTGGTTGTCAACAGTTACCAAACTTAGAAATTGAAAGAATAGAAGGTGCACAATTAAGAACACCAACAGAAAGGTCTATACCAGAACCAACAAGAGAATTAAGATTTAGTTGGAATAACCGTGATATGGAATTTCAATCGTGGGAAATTGCTCATTTTAGATTGTTAGGTGATGATAGGAAATTACCTTATGGTACATCATTGTTAGATAAAATTAGGAGAATATGGAAACAATTATTACTAGCTGAAGATGCTATGTTAATTTATAGAACATCTAGGGCACCAGAACGAAGAGTATTTAAAGTTTTCGTTGGTAATATGGATGATAAAGATGTAGAAGCATATGTACAAAGGGTAGCAAATAAATTTAAAAGAGACGTAGTTGTTGATAGAAATAACGGTAATGTAGATATGAGATTTAACCAAATGGCTATTGACCAAGACTTTTTTATACCAGTTCGTGATCCGTCGGCACCTAGTCCAATTGAGACTTTAGCAGGTGCTAGTAACCTTGGGGAGATAGCAGATATAGAATATATACAAAAGAAGATGTTATCTGCTTTACGTATTCCAAAAGCATTTTTAGGGTTTGAAGAGGTTGTTGGTGATGGTAAAAAT